TTTTTGAGCAGTTCTGTACTCACTTTTTTCACCAAGCATAAATTGTTTTATAATACCCGCATCGTTTGGAAGCATGTCTTTTGTAAATTCAAATGCACCTGTGCTACTTCTTAACCAACCTGTATTTATTTCTCCTTTTTCCCAGTCAATATCTCTAAACCAACCAAAACCAAATCCTCTATTAATTGTCCAATCCCAAGCATCTTCAAGCGCCCCACCTACCCAATTTCCTGCCTTATTAAAACCCATTTCTAAATCTCTAATAGTAAATCCTCCGGTTTTACCAAATGCATGTACTCTTCCAAAATTATTTTTAATATCCCCCCACACAGTAGTTTCTGTATTTTGTCTTGCACTTTGTAATTGAGAAAATAATTTAGATGATTCAGTTATTTTTTTAAATTGATCCCCCGATTGTAGGTCAGTCGCACTTTGTCTAAGTGTCTCTACAATAGCATCTACCTCGTTATCATTTAATCCAATTGTTTCCTTGAATAACCTCATAGCACCTTTTAATTGTGATGCAGTTGTTAGTGAACCATCTGGATTTTGAAGTCCCAATTGTTCTATTAATTTTAAAGCATCTGTTCCATAAGCTAATGCTATTTCTTGCATACTTGCATTTTTATCTAGTGGCTTTCTACCACCATCTCCTAGCATATCAAGAAAATTTTGAGGAGTCCAATTTTCAGCAGAAGTATTAATCTTATCATTAAGACCTCCATATGGATTTCCTCCATAATACTGATTCATTTGTCTAATTTGACCCCAAGGACCTTGATATAAACTATTGTAACTTCCTATTAGAGACTGTGCTACTCCTTGCGGTCCTCCTAAACGATACACTAAACTTTGAGCTTCTGGATTTGTACTTCGTACTAAACGTGTAGCTTCTACTTCAGCATCAACATACATTTGCATAGCAGTTTCTGGTGAAAGGGTCTGTCTAAATTGTTCGGCAGTTTGCATAGCACCCTGTAATAATTCTGTAGGAGCCATTCCAGTTACACCACTATAAAATTTCATATTAGAGGATATTTCTCTCATATTCTCTACTTTAGCAATTCCTCTTTGTTCCATTTCTGCAAGTATAGATATTGCTTCTTCTTGAAATACTCCCATATCTCTTCCAAACTGTCTAAGGTCTTCTGTTATGGCCTGTATTTTTTCTTTAAATTGTTCAGTATTTTTTACGTTATTAAATCCACCTTCATTAGCAAATTGAAGTATATTTTGACTGATCTCTTCAAGATCATAACCTTTTCCAGTTCCTGCCTCTGAAAATGTAAAATCAACTATTTGATTAGCAACTCCTAGTGCCTCTTCTTTACTAATACTTCCATATTGTTGTCTAGCTATTTCTTGTAGTCCTTCTGCAAGATCATTTCTTTTGTTATAAGTACCTGTCACTAACTCTACTGCATCATCTACAGTAGAACCTATCATAGCCCCTTCTATAGTACCTGGCCCGGGTGCTACCATAGTTCCTATTATAGCACCAGCAATTGCTCCAAAATTACCCTTACCAAAATCAGATAGTTCTTCTCCAAGTTTAACATTAGAGTATCTTTGATATTCACTTGGGGCAACTGGACCTGTAATATCTCCACCAAATCCTAAACTGCCCACAAGATATTCACCAAAAGTGTCTGGTAAAAGATTCTCGAACGGGTTTATAGATTGTGGTTCTGGTTGAAATCTTTGAATAATGTTTCCACCACGTTCAGCAACCATAGAAAGATCTTGTCTTATTCTATCATATCCAGTAGAAATGTCCTGCGAAACTTTTTCCATTCTGGCCTGAGCTTTTTGCCAAAAAGTTTGATCTATGGTGCCACCAAATTGCCCTACTTGATTAAAATCTGGTTTAGGCAATGGAGCAAATTGAGGATTTATAAAATCAGTAGTGCTAACAAATTGAGTACCTGCACTACTACCTACTCCAAGAGCTAAATCAAGCTGATTTCTAATCTCTTCAGCTTGACGAGCTATATCTCCCGGATCAATAACTACATTATAAGTAATTTGATTTTGATCTTCATCTATGATTGCATCATCTGGCACTTATTTTTTCTCCAATTTCATGAGCTCTTCGAAAGAAGCATTCTTAAATTCACCGTCTAATTTTTTACCTATTTTTGGCTTGAATGTAATACCTTTTTTAAATAAGGTTCTGAAACCTTCTATGTTTTTAATTAAAGGATCATTTTTACTTTTTGCTGTCTGTATATCTATTTTTCCGTATACAGCAGTATTATAATCTTTTAAATTTTTATTGAGCATATCAACATCAGCCTTGCCTGCCGCTACCATTACTGATGATACAGTCAGAAGCTGTTCTAAATATCGAATATCATACTCTCGATCTACTGCTTTAATTAGAATGGCTTCCCTCAGACTGCCGGGCTCACCCAGATTTACTCTGGCTGCTGCTCTGACTTTTCTGGCAAGGGGCCCGTTCCCGAAAAATTTGATTCGATATTCTCCAATTTAAGAGATTCTCGTACATCCTTTTCTAGAGCATTTTGAGCTTTTACTAATTTATCTAGCAATGAGCTTGTCAAGTTTTTTAAGAATTCTATAGCATCTTTAGAATCTTTGAATTCTTTATCTCCATAATGAGTGATAGTTTTACTTAATAACTTCAAGCCATAATTATGAATAACATAGGCGGCTGGGTTATTTTGTACTTTATCTTTACCCATGTCTGCTTCAATTTCGAGTTGGTCCTTCCCAGACAAGCTTCTTAATTTAGCTTTTAGTTTATCCCCTATCAAGGGAATTTCTCTGGTGGCATACCCTTTATCAAATAGTTCTTCTAAAATACGTGCTGTTTCTTCCATTTTCTCCTCTGGTTTGATTTGAATGAAAATATGTATATATTCAATATAGTCATTTAAACTGAGTATTTCAATAGATAGACCATATTTTTGGTATAAGAAGTACACAAATAAGACACCTAAATTGGGTAAAAATTTAATCAAAAAATTAAATGTTTATTTTATTAAGTAGTAGGGCCTTGATTGCTGGTCTGCCAGATAAAGTCAAAGAAGCTACTAGACAAATGTTAACTATAGATAACCCTCTATTCTTTAAAAGAATGGACATGGGTCTATCTAATTGGTCAACTCCTTCCAATTTAATTTACTTTAAAGAGGATGGAGATGTGCTTGATATTCCTATAGGGGCCTTACCCAGAGTACTTGAGTTGTGTAAATCTTATGGAATTCTTCCAGATGAAATAGAGATAAAAGATAATAGAGTATCTAATGTACAAAAAGAATACTTTGACAATCTAGAATTTACTGGCACTCTTAGAGATTATCAATCAGAAATTGTAAAAACGTGTATGAGCAAGACGGTTGGAATTATAGAAGCAATGACTGGTTGTCATGCTAAAGGCACAAAAATATTAATGTATTCTGGAGATTATAAAAATGTTGAATGTGTAGAAATGAACGATAAAATAATGGGGTGGGATAGTACTCCAAGAACTGTATTAAAGCTTTGTCAAGGTATAGACCAAATGTATAAAATAGTTCCTAAAAATGGTACTTCTTTTATTATCAATGAAAACCATTATTTAACATTAAAACATAGTGTAACAAAAACTATAATTGATATTCAAGTAAAAGAATTTTTAAAATTAAAACCTGTGAGTAGAAGTTTATATAAATTGTTTCGTGTAGGGGTAGACTTTGAAACTAAAAAGTCTTTACCAATAGATCCCTATTTTTTAGGTGTTTTGCTTGGAGATGGTAGTATAATAAATAGGATCAATATAACTACTTCAGACAATGAAATAAAAAAAGTAATAAATCAACAAGCCAAAAAATTTAACAATAAAATAAGAGTTCAACAAGGAAATGGTTGTGAAACTCTATTTTTTACATATAACAAAAAGCATAATAACCCAATTAAAATAATTCTAAAAAATCTAAATTTATATGGTACTGATTCTTCAACAAAATTTATTCCTACAGAGTTTAAATTAGCATCTAAAGAAAATAGATTACAATTACTAGCGGGACTATTAGATACTGATGGCTCTTATCATAGAGGGTACTTTGATTATATAAGTAAATCAGAACAATTAGCAAATGATGTGGTTTTCTTATCTAGATCTCTTGGTTTACGATCAAAGGTAATTAGCACAAAAAAATATTCTCAAACTGGTAAGGGGGGTATTTATTTTAGAGTTAGTATTTGTGGGCATGTTGAAGAAATTCCTTGTAAATTAAATAGAAAACAAGCTGTTAATTTAAAACCAAATAAAGACCAATTAGTAACTGGTTTTAACATAGAAAAATTAAATAAGGATGAGTACTATGGATTTATAATCGACGGCGATCACAGATATTTGTTTGAAGATTTTTATGTTACTCATAATAGTGGAAAAACAATAACCTTTGTAGCACTAACTCTAGAAAGAAAAGAACCTACCTTAATTTTGGTCCATACCATAGAACTTGCAAATCAAACTGTAAATGCTTTTGCTAAATTCACAAACTTGAAAGTAGAAGATATAGGATTTATTGGTGATGGTAGATGGGATGTCAAGCCAATTACTGTAGCACTACACCAGACCATGGCTAAACTTGACAGTAAAAGATTTGACTTAATTAATGAAAGATTTGGACAAGTAATTGCAGATGAAGTACATATTGTAGGTGCAGAAACTTATTATAATACTATGACACATTTATCAGCTAAATACAAGTTTGGTTTTAGTGCAACACCTAAACGTGACGATGGACTTACAGATGTAATACATTTTGCAACAGGCCCTAAAATATATACAGTAGCAACAGAGCTACTCGAAGATGTTTTAGTCAAGCCCAATGTTATAAGAGTTGACACTACTTACCATTTTCCTATATTTAGTAGTGACGAATACCAAACCCTAATAACTGACCTGTCTGAAGATATAGACAGAAACCAACTTATTGTGGATACTTCTAATCTACCAGAATACAAAGATAAAACTATGTGTTTTCTGTGTGTTCGTATATCTCAGGTAGAAGCCTTGAAGAATTTAATTGGAAAAGATGCTGAAATACTTACTTCTAAAATGACAAAGAAACAACGAAAACTTGTGATGGAGAAATTACTTGACGGTAGATGTAAAAAGATAATATCTACTTATGCACTATTTAGTACTGGTATAGATGTTCCTTCATTAGATCTAGCCCTTCTTTGTGCACCACTTCAAGCAGAAGTTAAACTCAAGCAAACTGCAGGAAGACTAATGAGAAAAGCTCCTGGTAAAACTTCAGCAACAATGATCGATTTCGTAGATACAAAGGTATCATTATTAAAACATCAATTTTATAAACGTAATGGGATATATAAAAAATTATGGTTAGAGAAATAAATATATATGGAAATCCGGTGCTGAATCAGCGCTGTGTACCATGCATACCAAAAGAAAAGAAATCATTCCTTAGTGACGCCTCTGAAGACATGGCACAAGTATGGGATGATGAAATAGTTGAGTTAGTACAAGACTTGAAAGATACTGCAAAGAATGACATTAAAAATACACTGGGACTTGCAGCCCCCCAGATATGGTGGAAAGATACACCGTGTCCAGCTATTTTTGTAGTAAGAGCTAATCAGGGTTCTGAAGAAGTCCCTGCATGGGTATATACTGAACTTATAAATCCTAAAATTAAAACTAGTGGTAAAACCATTCGAACAATGGAAGCTTGTCTCAGTGTACCTGGATATGTAAGACCTATGAAAAGAGAATTAAATGTGTATGTTGAATATCAACTACTAACTGGACCTGAAATATATAAATCCAAGTTATTTGGTAAAACTGATTGGAACGCAATAGTTATTCAACATGAATACGATCACCTACAAGGAAAACTAATTAAAAAATAAAAAGGAACAAAACATGACAATCACACACTTGACTATAGATGAGTTAAACACCAGAAGAAAAAAATTCTTTGAAGACATGGACAAAGAATTTCCTCCTATAGCAGAATTTATTGCAACTAGTTCTGGTATAGTTGAGCCCAAGCCTATAACACAAGAGGAATGGGATAACTATCACGAAAACCTACAATTTGTAGATGGGGTTGAAAACCGACGTTATGGCAATTGAAATAGATTATAATTTTAAAGGTCCTGGAAAAGAAAAATCTTTAGAAAAAGATGTTCGAACCAACCTGCGCATAACAAGGTGCTGTGGCAATTGTAAATTTTTTATAGCAAAGGCGAACAGGGGTTTTAGAGGTTTTTGTAGATACCCAAACCCCTCTTCAAAAAATTTAAATAAAATTAATGGAGAATCTAGAGACTTGAAAGAGATGGAATCTTCATGGGCAAGAGCCCACTTCACCATGCTGTGTGACCTCTACCAATATAAACCTGCTAATACCAGTTATATAGGGGAGTGGATTGGTAAGGAATTTTTAAACGATGGCACAATTAAAGAAGAATGAAAAAACAAATTTTAGAACTATTCAGGGGTGTTAATCTTAAACCCTATCTATGTGGTGGAACAGCAAGAGATTTATTTATGGGACTAGTGCCGTATGGCTGGGATGTTTCTGTAAAAAGTACTCTTGCTGATCTACGTAGAAAATTTAAAAACAGTATTACAAATGTGGATGAATATAATCATAGAATATCTATAAATATTTCTGGACAACCCGTAAATGTATATCCGCTCAAAAAAATCACATTGATTAATACTTATTACAATTATGATTATACTGGAAGCTTACAAGAGGATTCTAACTCTAGAGATTTTACTGTAAATGGCCTGTACTATGATATCGAAGACGATAAGTTTATAGATTTTCATGATGGTAAGCAAGATATTGCAAACAAAATAATAAGGTTCATAGGAAATCCATCTGATAGGATACTCGAGTCAAAAGCACGAATACTTCGTGCCCCAGTGCTTGCAGCTATTCTAGGTTCAGGTTGGAATATAGATTATGAATCTCAAGAGGCAATCAAGGTTCAACGCTTGCGACTGGTTCCAGTAAATCAAAAACAAATATATCCAGAAATGGTAAATTTATTTACTCGTAGCAATTATCCGAGTAAAGCTTTTAACCTAATGAGAAGTATGAAAATCCTGGAAGATTTCTTTCCAGAACTTGACAACTGTATAGGAATTGAACAATCAAATAAGGCCGCGGGTCTTGAATTATATCAGCATATTATGATAGCAATGGATTCTATAAAGCTTGATTCAAAGAATCTTCTCGTACTTAGACTAGCTGCCCTATTACATGATATAGGTAAACCATATACTAAGATAACAACTGATAGTGGAATTCATTTCTACAATCATGAAAATGTTGGAGCATATATGGCTGAACGTGTCTTGAATAGATGGGGGTTTAGTAGAAATATAACTAGTCTGGTAATTTTATTAGTTACAAATCATCTATTTGATGCATCTCCTAAAAAGTCAGATTTATCTATAAAAAAATTAATTACTAAAGTAGGTCCAGAGAATATAAATACTCTTATAGACCTGCGAGTTGCTGATAGAATGGGCACTGGTCGTAAGGGAATTAGTATGGATAAGGTAGAAGAGTTCAGGGCTAAAGTTAATACCCTACTACCTAACCTTCTCGAAGAGAAAATTACCTTGAATATTAGCGATAAAGAATTGGCATCTATGATAAATAAACATACTGAAGAAGTGGATGAAGCTGTTATTGAATTAAAAAGATTTTTAGAATCAAAAATACTTTCTGGAATAATAAAAAATAGAGCACAAAGCATTAAAAACGCTGTTATCAAGGTAAATAAAATAAACTGTCCATTAGACAAAAAACATCTATTCAAGACATGGGCTGAATATGAAACTGACTCTGTAGATGTGTTTCAAAATGGATTTTTAAAGTGTGGGGTTTATTGTGGGTTTACTTGTAACAAGTATTTGAAACCGCGCCCCAAGGGCTAACTCTTGTCCACCCTTTATGTGATTTACGTTTACCGTTTATTACTGAATGGGTGGCCCCGTAGTTTAAATTATTCTCTCTACAAAATTTATTTAGATTAGAGTCTATAATTATTTCACCATTCGGAGATTTAATTTTAAATGGTTTGCTGTTAATTTCAGTAATTTTACTTTTAAATTCTTTAGTATGTTTATAGCCTAAAGAATTTTGATGGCCTTTGGCATGTTTGTAGGATTTCATTTTTAATTTATTTTCTTCTGAATGCTTAAATCCTAAAGAATTACCAGCTACTTTACATATATTATATTTAGGATTCAAAGTATCTATATAGTGCTGCTCTCTAGAAATAAGATTATGAATATTTTCTACATACTCTATAATTTCAAAAATAAAAGTTTCTGAACCATGTTTATTACAGACGTTTTTTAAATAATTGTTAATATGGTTACCATTCTTAAAATAAGATTTATGTCTACGAATTCTATCTTGTAAATTAATTGCTGAACCAATATAGAAATCTTTGGTTATATAATTAGATATTTTATATATTCCTGATGACATAATTAAATATAGTTAAATTTAACAAAAAAATCAATTATTATTGTGCAAAAATTAAATAAAGGTTGGATAAAATAATAATGATTACACTATGGCTTTTGTGTATAATTATTGTTATATTAATAGTATACAGTATATTTATAAAAAGACAAAATAAAAACCTTACTCAGAATTACTCAAAATTGCTAAGTCAAAAGAAAAGTAGCGAAGTCAGATTAGGACAAATTTCTGAACAACTAGCCCCATTTTTAGATGGGTTTTCCTACGATACTAAGAACACTAAATTCTTAGGCCAACCTATAGACTTAATAGCATTTGAACCAGATAAAGTTGTTTTTATTGAAGTAAAAACTGGGAGTGCTCAGTTAAGTCCTAAACAAAAACACATTAAAGAATTAATACAAAACGGCCAAGTTTTCTGGGAAGAGTTTAGAATTTCTGGAAACAAAGTAGAGCCAGATAATAATCAAATAGAATCTAATGAAAGTCAGACCGTTATATAGCAGTTCTTCTGGAAATGCTTGCAAGGTATATACGGACAACACTACTTTATTAATTGAAGCTGGGGTTAGTTATAAAAAATTAGTTGAAGCAAATGGAGGACATTTAAATCCAGATGCTATTTTTATAACTCATTCTCACGGAGATCATATAAATGGTGCTGGGGTAATAAGTAGAAAAACTGGTGCCCCGCTGTATATGCTACGTCAAGCATTCAAGAAAAAGGAGAAACTGTTTAATGCCTGTGACGTGAGACATATTGTTCACGGGGATAAAATTACAGTCGGTGATTTTGAAATACTTGTATTTGATACAAGGCATGATAGACCGAGTGTAGGTTTTATTATAACGGAAACTAAAACTGGAAAACGATTTGCATATTTAACTGATACGGGAGCAATAGGTAAAGTTGTAAAACAAGCTATTAGTGAATGTGATGCATACTTATTGGAAACAGACTATGACGAAACTGAGTTAGAAAAAACTGCTGAGTATGACGACGTATTAAAAGATAGGATACGCAGTCCATTTGGTCATCTAGGTACACAACAAACATTAGATTATGTGAATGAAAACATTGATTTAGAAAAAGTTGCCTGGGTGATATTTGGACATATTTCCACTATCACAAATTCTCCTGAATTGGTGAGAGCTAGACTACAAAAATCTATTGATGCTAAATATCAAGATAAATTCCATTTAGCCCCATTGGGCACTTATTTAATAGTGTGAACTCTGGAATTTATAAAATATTAAATAAAATCATAAAATAAAATGGACACACTTGTATTCGATATAGAAACAGTCCCACAACAAGAACCTCTGACAGACATTCAACAGGAAGAATTAAACAGACAACTGGAAAAAACTTTTTCTAAAAATCCAGAGTGGAGCGATGTAGAAAAAGAAAAACATAAAAGACTTATAATGGCTACTAGTCCATTCTATGGAGAAATAGTTTGCATTTGTTTACACAAGACTGTAAACAATGGTCTTTATGAAGACTCTTTAAAAATTACTACTCGTACAGAAAATAATGAAGAAGGCATCTTAAAAAGATTCTGGAAAGTAGCTGAAAGCTTTAAAGGAGTTTTTATATCTTTCAATGGTATGGGATTTGATCAACCGTTCATTTTAAAGAGGAGTATGAAGTATGGAATTTTACCTACTAACAATGACTTTTTAGACATGAAAAGATATTCGACTAGAGCACATTTTGATGTGAAACTTGTTATGGGGGATTGGGATAAATTTGCATTTGGTACACTACATTTAATGTGTGATCATTTTGGTATTCCATCTCCAAAACTAGGTGTGGTAAAAGCAGAGAATGTGGAAGAAGAATTTAAAAAAGGAAATATAGATTTGATAGCAGATTATTGTTTACGTGATGTTATTGCTACTTTTGAATTATATAGTATAATTTCTAAATATCAATTTAAATATTCTGGATATCAAAATAATAAATACTAACCAATTGCAACGATGAGTATGTTTAAAAAAGCCGAGGTACAGGCTGATAGATTAAAAATGTATGTATACGGTAAAATTTGCCGCTTATTGAAGTAATTCAATAATGAAAATCGAGGAATTAAGCGAGAAGACTAAAATTTGTCTTCGATGTAATAAGATAAAGATAATATCTAAGTTTAATAAAAGAACTGCAGAAAAAGATGGATATTCTAACTGGTGTAAAGATTGTTACAGAACATATGTAAATATGCAAAAAAAGATTGAAAGACAAGAACGAATAATCATAAATACAGGTGTAAAAATTTGTAAAGATTGTCTTAAGGAACTTTCTATTGATAACTTTTACATAGACAGAGACTCTACTGATGGTAGAAATATTAGATGTTCTGTGTGTGCCAGAGAATATAAAAGAAGAATGAAAAATCATAAAATTAGTAGACGCGTAAGTGATGCTAATGGTAACTGCGGTGGAAGAGGCAAAACAAGAAATAAAAACATAACTGATAAGATAACAACTAAAGAAGTTATTGAATTATTAGATAAACAAAATAATGAATGTTTTTATTGTCGTGTAGAAATAACAGATTCTAACATTTCCTTAGATCATGCCACCCCATTAAGTCGAAATGGTAAGAATATTATTTCTAACATTGATATTGTTTGTGTCGATTGTAATATGCTAAAAGGTATTAAAACAAAAGAAGAATTTATTAAATTTTTGAAAGATTACATCGAGAGATTAAATAAAGTTAACTCGAGTCCGAAGGCTGATGATAATTACATCAGTCAGGCGCAGAGAGCAGAGATTGAACCTGAACCTCAGAATATAATATCTCCAAGAGGCCTCGACATCTATAATTAGATGAAAAAGTGCTCCGATACTCCTTAGAAATGAGGAGAGTATAAGATAAAAAACTTATACATAACAAATGGAAGCAGGAACTGGTAAAACTGTAACAAGTTTGCAATTTCCTAATGTAGCATGCATAGATACAGAAAAGGGTACTAAACATTATGGAAAGTTTTTTGATTTTCATAGAATAGAAACCAGTAGCCCTAAAGAAGTGCTCAAGGCTGTTGAAGAGTTAATTGAAGATCCTCAGGGATTCAAGACTATTGTTATTGATCCTTTCACTCCATTATATGAAAAAATTATGGATGCACATTTAACTCGTTTAAAAATTAAAAACGGAAATCCTAACTATACTTTACAACCAAAGGATTATAGACCAATAAAAGCAGAAATAAAAAATCTTATTGATAGATTATTATCTCTTGACATGAATGTAATTGTGACTGCTCGTTCAGCCACTCTATATAGTCAAGAAGAGTTCATGAAAATTCTTGGTACTAAACCTGACGGTCCAAAAGATCTTCCGTAAATACATGAAATATACTTTAAATGAAAAATATTTTAATTCCATAGATACTGTGAAAAAGGCATACATTCTAGGATTTATTTATGCTGATGGTTGTATATCTATAAACAATAACTCTTATAGATTAAGATTTAATCTAAAGAAAAATGATATTGAAATATTAAATTTTATAAAAAAAGAATTAAAGTATACTGGACCAATAAAACTTTCTAAAAATAAAAAGTATTGTGTGTTAGAAATAAGTAATAAAGTATTAGTAAATAATTTAATACAATTAGGAGCTATACCTAATAAATCGTTATATCTCAAACATCCAAATATAAAGTCTTCCTTTGAAGGTAGTTTTATACGAGGATATTTTGATGGAGATGGTTGTGTAGGCCTATATAATCGTATAAACTATATGAAACCTTACATAGTAATTTGTGGCACACATGATTTATTATCATGGATTCAGAACAAAATAAATTCTGTTCATAAACTATGTAAAGTAAACAATATTTATAAACTTAATTTTAGCTCATTTAATACCATTTATAATTTCTATAATTTGACTAAGTATTATTTTAGTTTAAATAGAAAAACAGTTTTATTGGATAAAATTGCGGCCTACATAGAGCAATCTAGTAGGATAAAAAACCTGAATAACGGAGAAACCCCTAAACCAGTTAGGGCAACTACCGTAGCGTCAACTAATAGCACGCTCGAACGACTGACAAGGGAATCTGATAACACAGATTGTGATACAGTCTATTCCTCATCTATATATAAAAATGAGGCAAACAAGATATGTTTGATGTAGTTCTCGAACTAACTAAAACTGTACGTGATGGTAAAGAAGTATTTATAGCCAGAACTGAAAAAGATAGAACAAATACTCTGCCGGCTACATTTGATTTTACTTATCAATCATTTGTTGAATATGTAGGAATCAAAGGACTAGAACGCGAGCCAGTGGTATTTGATCAAAAGTTACGTATGAATGAGAATGTTGGCCGAGGTAATGAAATCATTTATAATAAAAAGAAAATTAAAACTGCCGGAGTTACTGCAGAACAATTAACTACACTTGAAGGATTCATAGGAAAAATAGGTCAAGAAGAAATAGGGAATATCTTGAAAGATGATTTCTGTATTGATTCTCTATTGGACTTAAAAAGTAGTGAAGCAGAATTACTTATAAATGATTTAAAGGAAAAAGATAAAACAACTAAAAGTAAAGATAAAAAATAATGCATTATTAATCAATAACTTATAATGGGAGTAAATTTCAAAAAAATAGGTGCGGACGCTGGAAACACTGACTTTCAACCTTTACCAGAAGGGCGCTATAATGTAAAAATTACTGCAGCTGAAGTTGGTAAAACAAAAAATGATAACGATATGATAACTGTTACATTTGATGTTATGGATGGTAAATATACAAATAGAAAACTATGGAGTAACTTTACATTAACTGATAAAGCTTATGTCTATATTTACAGTCTATTAAAAGCAGTTGGCAGCGATCTTATAGATGAAGAAAATGTAGAGCCCAGTGATATTTCAAAGTCACTTATCGGCGGAAAGTGTTCAATCATGGCCAGTATAGATAACAATACTTTAAATGGAAAGCCTAGAAATACTGTTAGCGGATTTAAATCTTTAGCAGAAGCTGAAGAACTAGCAGAACTTCAAAATAAAAGCCTATTTGAATAATTCTTGAGGGGAGGGTTACCTCCCCAATTTTATAATATGAAAAAATTAAATATAGTTATACCAACAATAAACAGATTAGACCTTCTTTTAGAAGCACTGGATTCTATAAATAAACAACAAGAATTTTTTGAAAAACTGTTAATCATTGATAATGGAAATCAAAATATTCTAGAGACCATAAAGAATTTAGATATGGTTATTAACAATAAAGTAGAGGTTTCAGTTCAACTTACAAATCTGGGAGTTTCTGGAAGTTGGAATTTTGGAATAAATAAATTTAGGGATAGTGACTTTATACTATTCTTGAATGACGATGTAGTTATTGGTACAAATCAATTAAAAGAAGTTCATGAAAATTTACTAGATAAAAAACAATTTTGGTTAGCAACAGGAAATTGTCTATGGTCAATGTTTACATTATCAAAAGAGTGCTGGGAATATTTTATAAATAATGATGGCCATGTATTTGATGCTAATTTCTTTCCTGCCTATTATGAAGATAACGACTTTCATTATAGAATTATAATGGCAAATAAAGAAAAGCATGTTGGTGCAGTTGAAATGAATCCAGTTATATTTAGAAATTCAATGACTATAAAACGAGATAGTTCCTTAAATAGAAATTTTAATAAAAATCATCAATACTATATGCAAAAATGGGGAGGTACACCAGGTCATGAAAAATTTCGAACCCCATTTAATAGATAATTGGAATAATATGGATGCCTTAGTATTTGCAAGTTATGTTCCCGATAAGAATAAAATGTATATCATTCAAGAAATGTTTGATGTTTATCGGCAATATTTTGCCAATTGTGATATATATGTAGGTATAAACGGTGATCCTTGTCTGGAATATATTGAGTATCTAGATAGTTTAAAAGATAAATTAAATATCACTTATTCTATAACTCCAAAAGAATTAGAAATAAATTCTGATGTAAGTGCATATCAAACAGCTTTAAAATTATTAAAAGAGTCAGAAAAAACTTATGAGTATATATGGTTTGGTCATACTAAAGGTATGGTCAATAATTCTTCGGAGTGGAGAATAGATTTTTTAAATAATTTTTTTAAAAATAGAAAAGAAATAACTAATTTATTAGAATCTACAGATGCTGGTACCTATTCTTTATACTTAGCTAAATATGCTGGTATAAATAAATTTAAAGATGTTTTAGAACAATATTATACATTTAAAAAACCTTATTTTTATACGTACTTATATCTATATACATTTTATGTAATAAAAGGAAAATATATACATAACTTTTTAAATAACTGTGATCCTAGTTTTTACAATACTAACTTAATTTCTAATGGGGCAGATATATACATGTTTGAAAGAGATATACCACACATAGCCTGGAGACAGGGTGGGTATCCTTTATATAAACAATGGCAGCCCGGGGTTATTTTTGGTGGCAGTTATCCGGAATCTCATTATTTCAAGGATGTGAAAAAATATTATGATTAGTATATGTATGGCCTACTTTAATAGGAAAAAACAATTACTCAAGACCCTTGAATCTATAAATGAGTCTTCTGTAAAAGATTATGAAGTTATAATTGTAGATGATGGAAGTTCTGAAGAACA